ACTAAAGAAATGGGAGGAGGCAGCGGCCTCAAATATGCAGCGTCTACAATCATCTATCTCTCAAAGAAAAAAGAAAAGGATGGAACAGAAGTGGTCGGCAATATTATCAAAGCTAAGACTGCTAAGTCGCGTTTAAGTAAGGAGAACAAAGATGTTGAGGTACGTCTGTTTTACGATGAGCGTGGCCTTGATCGTTATTATGGTCTTCTTGAACTCGGTGAGATTGGCGGTCTCTGGAAAAACGTCGCAGGACGTTATGAGATTGACGGTAAAAAAGTCTATGCTAAAGCAATTCTCAAAGAACCAGAAGTTTATTTCACTCCAGAAGTGATGGAAAAGTTAGACGAGATTGCACAAAGCGAATTCAGTTATGGTGCTTCTTGATGACTTTGTGAGAGTTTATGATGGTGCTCTGGACTCTGATGTCTGTGATGCTTTGATTCAAATCTATGAATCAAATTCAGAAAAGCATGAACGAATTAATGAGCAAAAGAGACCATCATTTACTCAATTTAATTTGACTGCAAATTCTTCTGATTATGATGACTTGCATAATCATTTGATTGAAAAAACGTTTCAGTATAGAAATGATTACTACGAATTTGTAGATAAGAGAGTCTTCCCCAGTTCACATGCCTTTGAACAGTTCAGGATTAAAAAGTATAATCCTGGAGGGGAAGACATGTTTGATACTCATGTGGATGTACAAGACTATGCATCCGCCAGAAGATTTCTATCATTCATGTGGTATTTGAATGATGTTGACTCTGGCGGAAAGACAGTTTTTAATGAGTTGACAATTGACCCTAAGCAGGGTAAGCTGGTCGTCTTCCCTCCCTTGTGGATGTTTCCACATAGGGGAGAAGCACCTGATGATGATCCAAAGTACATCCTCAGTACATACTTGCATTACAAATGATGGAAAAGGTTGAAACAACAGTAATCAAAAACCTTATTTTCAATGAGGATTTTTCTAGAAAGGTTTTGCCTTTTGTTCGTGGGGAGTACTTTGAGAACTATCACGAGAAAGTAATCTTTGAAGAGATTGCTAAGTTTATTGTAAAGTACAATAGTCTACCAAGCAAAGAAGTAGTCTTGATTGAGTCAGAGAAGAGAACTGACTTGAGTGATGATGTCTTCAAGAAGATTTGTGAATACGTTACTGTACTTGAAGATAGTCCTAATGACAATCAATGGTTACTTGATACTGCAGAGAAGTGGTGCCGAGATCGTGCTATATACCTAGCATTGGTTGAATCTATCAGCATTGCGGACGGGAATGGTGAGAAGAAAAGCAGAGATGCTATTCCTTCTATTCTTTCTGATGCACTTGCTGTAAGTTTTGATAATAATGTAGGTCACGATTATCTTCATGATTATGAAGAACGATACGACTTCTATCATCAAACCGAAGACAAGATTCCTTTTGATCTGGACTTCTTCAACAAGATTACAAAGGGCGGACTTCCTAATAAAACTCTCAACATTGCTCTTGCGGGCACTGGTGTTGGTAAGTCTCTATTCATGTGCCATATTGCTTCTTCTTGCTTACTTCAGGGTAAGAATGTTCTTTACATCACAATGGAGATGGCAGAGGAAAAGATTGCAGAACGTATTGATGCTAATCTCCTGAATGTCAATATTCAAGAGATTGCAAATCTTCCTAAGGCAATGTTTGAGACTAAGGTTAATAACATTTCTAAGAAGACTCAGGGTACTCTTATAATTAAAGAATATCCTACAGCATCAGCACATAGTGGACACTTTAAGTCACTTATTAACGAACTTGCACTTAAGAAGTCATTTCGTCCTGATATTATTTTCATTGATTACCTTAATATATGCGCTTCCTCCCGCTATAAGTCGGGTATGTCTGTCAATTCATATAGCTATATCAAAGCAATTGCTGAAGAACTTAGAGGGTTGGCTGTTGAAGCAAACGTCCCTATCGTTTCTGCCACGCAGACCACTCGTTCTGGTTATGGTAGCAGCGACGTTGAACTCACTGATACTAGTGAATCCTTTGGTTTGCCTGCTACTGCTGATCTTATGTTTGCCCTTATTTCTACAGAAGAGCTTGAGAACTTGGGACAAATTATGGTGAAGCAATTGAAGAATCGCTATAACGATCCTACGATGAACAAGCGGTTTGTTCTGGGTATTGATCGTGCAAAGATGCGTCTGTATGATTGTGAACAGTCAGCACAGAATGATATTCTTGACAGTGGACAGGAACAAGAGTATAATGGTGGGGAAGAAGACAAATTCGTTAAAAAATTCGCATCACTGAAATTCTAACTATGGAAAAGCATATTGATTTTGAACGCTATCAAAAGTTTGTGGATGCTGTTACTAGCGATGCCTCTACAGATTTTCTCGCTCTTTCTGACCGTCTTGTTGCCCTTGACGAGAAGGGTGCCAATATTGAGCGACTTCTTACTGCAGGTGTTGGTATTAATGCTGAGGGTGGGGAGTTTCTTGAAATCATCAAGAAGATGGTTTTCCAAGGAAAACCTTGGAACGACGATAACCGTGAGCATCTTATTATTGAACTCGGTGATCTTATGTGGTACGTTGCTCAAGCCTGCATGGCACTCGGCGTCTCCTTTGACGAAGTGATCGCCACTAATGTAACTAAACTTGAGAAGCGTTATCCTGGTGGTTCCTTTGATGTCTACTATTCTGAAAACCGTGCTGAGGATGACCGATGATTAAAGTTGAAATTGATTTGAGAACTGCCGCTTCGGTTCGGCAAGTTCTCTACAAAGAACAAGAACGATACACTTACGATCCTGCTTGTGTCCCTGAACGTATTTCTGATATTCGTAGTGTCATCCAATCTATAGATGATCAAATTGAAGCAGAACTTGGAGAAGAAACCAATGACTAAAAAAACTTTTACTGGAAAAACTGGTGACGTGTGGACTTGGGAAGAAACTCCTGAAACCATTGAAGCACTCAAGCAACTCCATAATACTGTAGTGAACAACCGAGTTAATCGTCCTCACGATTACAAAGGTCCACTGTATGCCCCTCATCCTGACATTGAAAATGAAACTACTGACTCTTGAAGACTATCAGAAGGCAGGAGAAACATTTTGGCCAAAGTACTGGTATGTCGCCAAAGAACTGGGTGAAGATGCTAAACCAGAAGACATCCTAAAGGTTATGGAAGCAGTTGGCGGTGTCGCACTTAAAATAGCATTGGAAGAAAAAGAAGGACCTTTTGGATTCAACAAACATAATGACGGACAAGAAACTGATTGATGATGCTTTCTACATTGAAAAAAAGTATTATGGACTCTGGGACTCAACCGATCTTGAAGGAAAGGGACTGGTCACGGCTCTCACTGAAGACGCATGTATCCAAGCAACCCGTTTTTATCTTAAAGGACGGCAGGAAGGTTGGCCTGAGACCAAAAAGTATGAGGGTGAAGTAGGAGGAAAGTTATAAATAAATATAAAGTCAAATTTGGTGACAATGAACCTCCAAGAAATCGCCCTTGCATATCAGTCAATTTATTTGACTGAAGAAACAAACGAAGAAGTAAATATTGAAGACCTTTCTCAGGAAGAACTGGATCTCATTGCTGAAGAAGCAATTGAATCCCTTCTTGAGGAAGGTTTTACTATTGAAGAAATTGAAGAAGCATTTGAAGAAGATATTGAAGATGACTTCTTTGCTGAAGCACGTATGAGTGATAAGCAGAAAGAAATGCGTGCTCAATTTAAAGCAAAGCAAGCAGCACAAACTGCACAGACGACCAAAGAGACTGAAGCAAGAAAGTCTGCTGCAGCAAGAAAGGAGAGAGTTGAGAAAGTAAAGGCATCTGTTAAGTCTGGTATTTCTAAGGTAAAGGAAAAGGCTGCAGAAGCAGGAGAGACTGCTAAGAGAAAGACTAACCAAGCAAAGGGTGCAGTTGCAAAGGCAGCACTCAAGGCAACTGGTACGGAACTTAAAGGTAAGAAGGGACAAAAACTCAGCAGTTCACAGATTCATACTCAGCATAAGTCTGTAAGAGATAAGGCAAAGGCAGCAATTGTAGCAAACGTTAAGGATAAGGCAAAACAAAAAGTAAGAGACGTTGTTGATCCTCAGGTTGGTAAGTATGCTGCTAAGAGAGGACTTGGTGGTCCTGGTGCTGGATTAAAACTGAGATCTAAGGATCCAGAAAAGAGAAGAGCAGTAAGAGGCGAAGTTGCAGCAGATATCAAGCAAAGAGTTGCTTCTAAACCAGGAAGAATTGCAACAGCGGCAGGTGAAAAGGCGAAAGAAGTGAAGAAGGGTTTAAAGAGAAGTGCAAGAGGTGCTCTTCTGAATCTGGCGAGAAGACTCAAGGAAGAAGGTGGAGAACTTGATACCTTTGATCTGGTTGCAGCATATATGATTGACGAAGGATTTGCTTCTGACTTTGATGGTGCAACCGCACTGATGGCAAAACTGTCTTCTGAACTTGTTGAGAGCATTTGTGAATCACAGATGGCGTTGATTTCTGAGGAAACTCAAAAATGATTAATGAGGAAAAGAAGGGCGGTGCTAAAGACGCTTGCTACCATAAGGTAAAGTCACGCTATTCTGTTTGGCCTTCTGCTTATGCATCTGGAGCATTAGTAAAGTGCCGTAAAGTTGGAGCAAAAAACTGGGGGAACAAAAAAGAGGACATGGACTTCTACAATTCTGTTTGTAACTATCTTATTGAAGAAGGATTTGCCGCCGATGTTGAGGGGGCGAATTCTGTAATTCTTAAACTCAATGATGACATTCTGAATGACATCTACGAGAGAAAGATGACTAAGGGTGAGAAGACTAAAGAAACCAAACTGAAGGGAAAGTATGATGACTCAGGAATGAAGGCATCAATGATCCAACAGTATGGTCCAGTAAAAGGTCCTCAAGTTTACTTTGCCACCATTCGCAAGCAAGCGATGGAAGAGGTTGAGGTTGAAGAAGGTTTTAAATCTATTGATAAAGATAAAGAAAACAGAATGTATCGTCGTGCTGGAAACTTAGCACGTCAATCTCTGGCATCTAAGGGTAATAAAAAGTATGAAGCAGCGAAGAAGTCTGCGAAGATTGTAGGTGCAATTACTCGCCAAAAAGAGAATGAAAGATTTGCCAAGATGGCAGATGAGAAGGCACGAGATAATTATGGTGAGTCTTTTGATCATCCAATAAATCCGCAGAAGCATAAGGCAGCACAAAAGGATAAAAAGATTAGGAATATGACTCAATCTCCTAATGAGAATGAGGCGGCAGTTGCTAAGAAAAAAGCAAAAGGTCCTGAACTTTTTGGTGAAGCAAAAAAAGGAATGTCTAAAGATGAAATGTCTTCAGTATTAAAAGGACATAAGTATTCTAAGAAACAACTTCTTGATATGAGTAAGAAGTCTACTAAAGAGGGTAGACATGGTGAGGCTTCTGCATTTTATGCTGAGTTTGAAACGGAAGAATTTAACATTGATCCAGCAGTAGACTATTTCTTCTCTGAGGGTATCAATGAAGATGGTCTTGGGATGATCATCCAAGAAGTTGGTCTTGAGAAGTTTGTTGAGTTTGTTGAGCATCTCTCTGATCAACAGATTCTGACTGAAGCAAGAGCAGCGAAGAAAGCAAGAAAAGGTGCTAAGTCTTATGCTGAAGTAAAGGCAGAGATTGATGCCAAAGAAAAAGCAAAGAGAGCAAAGAGAGAAATCTCTGTAGACAAAGGAACCAAAGCAGTTGAAACTGCTAAGGCGAAGCAACCTGAAAAGAAACCAGTTAGAGATGCCATCGCAAGAGGTGTCTTTGGTGCTGTGAAGGCATACCAGTCAGGTATGGAACGTCACAGAAAAGCAATGGAACTTGCTAAGGAAACTGGTAAGACTGTCGCTAAGGCAGCAGCAGTAACTCATGAAGCGGGTCGTCGTGCTGGTGAATCTAAAGTTGGTCAAGCAGTTAAGAAGGCAGGGTCTGCTGCAATTAAAGCAGGTGTTGAAAAGGCAAAGAAGGACATTCAATCCTTAAAGAAGGAAGAAGTTGAAATTTCTGAAGCACCTTTCCAAGTTTATGGTTCTCCCGATGGAAAGAAGGAGAAGAAGATTGGTAAACCAGTGAAGAGTAAGAGGTATGCTGATGCAAGAGCAGCAGAACTTGCTGATACTCACAAGGCAACTGGTGGCAAGTATCGTTCTGAGTATACTGAAGCAGCAGAAGATCGTCTGAGAGATCAGCGTATGGAGCGTGGTGGTGTAGATGGTAACGTTGATTACAGCAGACCTCCTGCTAAGAAACTCTCCAATGCTGAACTTGGGATTAAACCCATGACTGATGAGCAAAGAGAAAAGAGAAGAAAGGAAATGATGGCGCACCTCAGAAAAATGAAGTGATTTGACAAAATAAAATTTATCATGTATAATGTGAAGCATGGAAAGGTGGTCGAGTGGTTGATGGCTCTGGTCTTGAAAACCAGCGAGGGTAACACCTCCGTGGGTTCGAATCCCACCCTTTCCGCTCTGGGGAATTAGCTCAGTTGGTAGAGCGCCTGCTTTGCAAGCAGGATGTCAGCGGTTCAAGTCCGCTATTCTCCATAGGCAATTTTGAAACTGTCCATCAGGATTGGCAGTGAACTCTCCTGATGCTATAATGACATCATGAAAAACACACACCTCTCTCATCCAGAAGACATCATCCTTGAGCAAGGTATGGACGGTGTTCGCCAGATCGTTAAGTTTTTCCGTGAGAGAAACGGTAGTCTCTCTGTGAAATGGGACGGAGCACCAGCAATTGTTTGGGGTCTTCATCCTGAGAATGGTAAGTTCTTTGTTGGTACGAAGAGTGTTTTTAACAAAGTCAAGGTGAAGGTCAATTATACTCACCACGACATTGAAGTCAATCATGGCAACAAACCAAGAGTTGCTGCGATTTTACATCTGTGCCTAGATAATCTTCCTAAACTTCATGGTGTTTATCAGGGAGACTTTATTGGTTTCGGCGGTACAGATACCTATACACCAAACACTATTACCTACAAGTTTCCAAGTAAGACTTATAAATCTATTGTGTTTGCAGCACATACTTCTTATACTGGTGATTCTCTGAAGGAAATGTCTGCTCATTTTGATCAACCCTTTTGTATCAGTGAGAATCCATTCCGTGTTAAGTTTCTAAAGAAAGATGCAACCTTTACCTCCCGTCGTAGTCGGATTGATTACCTTCTTGATATTGCAGATCTGGCTTGCAATTTTGTTAGATTTCCTGAAGGAAAAGAAGCAGAACAACTCAAAGTAAAGATCAACAAGTGCATCCGTGAGCAACGGGATATCTCCGAGGCAGGCATGGGTAAGCGACTCACCTATCTTTACAAACTGATCATGTATATTAAGGAATGCATCATGGAAGGCATTTCGTCTGTGGAAGAGGTAGAATGCTTTATCGGAGATTCTCCGACTTCTCATGAGGGTTACGTCATGTCCAATCAGTTTGGTACTTACAAACTTGTGAATCGCCGTCAGTTTTCTTATGCAAATTTCACTGTACAAAAGCAGTGGGATAAATAGTGTATATTGGTGTAACTAATTACCACAACAAAAATTATGAAGAATTTCAAGCAGTTCGTTACGGAAGCTGTAGAAACTTCTGCTTCAATGCAGGCGAAGAACATGGGTCTCACTGGAGACGGTCATGGTGACTGGTATGATGCTCAGGGTAAACTTGTAGCAAAAACTGTAAGTGGTAAGTTGCAAGTTTTTAGTGATCGTCAAGCACCTAAAGCAACTGAGACTCAGCAGACTCAGAAGAAAGTTCAGGCACAACCAAAGCAAACTGCAAAGAAACCAGAGCAAGAAAAGGTAAAGTCCGAAGGTCTTGTAGTTGTCTTTGGTCGTTTCAATCCCCCAACTGTAGGTCATGAGAAACTCCTGAATGCTGCTGCAAGAGAAGCAAAGAGAACTAACTTTGAACTGAAAGTCTATCCAAGTAGGACTCAAGATAAGAAGAAGAATCCATTGGATCCTAAGACTAAGATCAATTTCATGAAGCAAATGTTCCCTGATTATGAGGAACAGATTCAGGATGATGCTGGTTCTAAAACTATCTTTGATGTTCAACCAGTGCATAC